CCCAACTCCCTCGCGCCAGCACCGACGACACATCTCGCCACGGTGCTGATGTACGGCGTCTCCGGATCCGTCGTCAACACAGCGCACGCCTTGTCAAAAAGGCGAGTGCGCCGCATCTTAGCCGACGGCAACCGTGCCGCACATATGGTAAATTTCGTAAAAACGCGCGAAGGGTCTTGCATGCTGTTCGAAACCTCTGCAGCAAGGCCTGGCTCAGCATACATCCTACCAAGAAAGGAGAAGGGTTGTTGTTTCCTGACCTGGCACTTCTCGACGTGGCCGTCCAAGGCACACGCCTTAGCGAAGCACTCGACGTTCAGGCCAGCGGCCAGTCCGTCGTCTCCGGAGACGAGCACGCAATCAATAAGCCACTGTATGGCGGCCTCGTGCGTGAACCCCTCCAAACGCTTGGAGTGATAAAGCATAAACAGGTTATCCCATGAGTTGTTGTCCGTCGTGTCCGAAGCTCCCGACCCTAAGGTGAAGCCCGTGGAGTACTCCACTCCTTTCAACGTCCGGCATGTCATTCCCACGGTCTGTCGATGCAAACCCAGCGCCTCGCGTCGCTCGTCGCCCTCAAAACTAGCGGCGAGCAACTCTGCAAAGAGCACTCTGCCCACGATCGATTTCCGGCCGTCCATCAGGCTCAGATCCGTCTCGTAGACAGTCTCATCATCTGCTGCGCCTGCGACGCGCATGACCGATTCCTCAACCTCGTCTGTTGCCCTGCCAACGACAATGCAGGGTTGCTTGCACGTTACCGCCTCCTTAAAGGGGTAGATGAATGCTGCGTACCTTGATTTCGCGCGACCCTCCAAGGGAGTAATAATGCGCGGTCTCAGCTTCCATTGAGACGTCTCACCGCCGTCGTTCTCGGCCTTGGTAAACGTCCCTCGTACAGGCTCGTCCTCGTGGTCAACGAGAACGGATCGGCTTACACTAGCGATCTTCGAGGCTGTGTCCTGCTTCTCAAGGACTTGGTCCATACTCCACTTGCGCAGCTTTACTTTTGGCGCGAAATGGTCGACAAAGTCCATGATGTATGACTTCGTACGGCTGTCTATATCCGATCCCGGCGGATGCATCACCGAGGATACACGCGCGTGCACGGCCTTTTGCTCATTGGCCTTGCTCACAACGGGCACCAACGGCGGCTGAACGAGCGGCTTCATCAGTGGCTGGCAGTGCTTCACCTTCCCTGGCGGAATGCCGCCCTGGGAGCCTGTGTCGTAGATAAAAATAAAAGGTACATCGTCGACGCAGGTGCCGGCCAAATCTTGAACCATGTTGAGGTAAAATGCTCGCTCACGCTGGGTTGCAGCATTGAAATCTACCTTCAC